TGACGATTATAAAAGGAAGTAACTGAAGTAATAGAAGGAACCCAACTACCATCAGGAAGTTGATACAATCTACAACCAGGAGTTTCTTTCTTTTCTAATTCAATATCACCTAAGAAATTACAATGTTCAAACATCATATGGTTGTTTCCATTTTAGCTAAGAGATACTCCTTGACAAATCCAGAACGAACAATATCGTCAACTCCGAACTCAACAATATCAACGGACGGCATGATGCGAAGGATCTTCATAAAATCAATCACACCATTTTTTTCATTAGTCTTAACTAGATCTGATTGAGTAGCATCACCACAGAACATGATCTTAGATTCTTGACCAACTCTTGTTATTATACTATCTAACTCATGAAAATTCAAGTTTTGATACTCATCCACAATAACAATTGCTTTATCTAACGTTGTACCACGAATGAATGATGTACTCCAGAATGATATGGTTCCTTGTGTTTTAAGATTTCCATAGAGCATCTCAAAGTCTGCTTCACTTGGCATCTCAAACATAAACTTTACCATATTTTTATATGGTATTTGATATAGTGAGGACTTATCCTCATGATCACCAGGTAAGAATCCAATCTCTCTTGTAGAAACAAGTGATCTTACAATATAAATCTTCTCATAAGGAGTCTTAGGATCTAGTACATCTCTAAGTGCATTATAAAGAGTTATAAATGTCTTACCAGTACCTGCACATCCATATGCAACTAGGTTCTGATTGTTTTCATAGCAACGAAATAATTCTTCTTGGTTCGGAGTTAGAGGGGTAATTGCCCTCATCAAGTCCGTATTAATAGGTTTCTTTCTTTTCATTTGCTTATTACTCATTCCGTATGGAACAACTATCTTACGATTTTTAGATTTAGATGTCATGTTAGTCTACGTCAAAAGCAGATTGAGTTGAAGATTCATAAGATCCTCTTTTAGCTAGTCTTCCAGAGATACCTCCAGATTTATCTGCTTTCTTCAATACCTCACCCCATCCAGGATTTCTATTAACTAATTTATCTCTCCACTCACCAACCTCAACTCCCAGACTTGGAGAATTTTCAGGAGTAAAGTATCTTTCCCAATCAGGATTATCAGTCTTCCACTGATCCCAATCATGGATACTCATCCTTACTTCCTTCTCTTCACCAGTTTCTTTGTTTATAACAGGGTATGTTGCCATATCAATAAGATAATGTGTAAAATTATTTAGTCCCAATCAAGTGCTTCAGACACAGCAGGGAAATTCTCTATAAAAATATCCTTACAACCATTAGCAATATCCATATGCTCTTTCTGTGTCCCATGTGCAGAACGCAGATTGATATAATGTATCCATGAACGACAAGAACCAGTCATATAGATACGTGTTGGTGTAGCAAGAGGAAGAACAAACCTTGCACATTCTTTTGCAACACCTGCTTTTAACATCTGATTATATAAAGCAAAGGAAGAACTAAAAAGAGTATTCATCTGTCTATTAAACTTCTCAACCATCTCTGGTTCTAAATCATCAATACTATTCTGTCTATTCTTATCATCTTGTCTGCGAAGTTCAGGTAATTCTATTTCACCTAGAAGATTACTATCAGCATACCTTTGAGAGAACTCTTGGTATGTAAAACTCCTATGTCTTAGTATCTGTGCCGCAATACCTCTTGTAGTATTAATCTCTACTGTCATGTATGCTTGCTCAAAGACACTCCAGTGACCGTGCTTGATGCAATACTTAAGAAGACCAGCAAACTTATCGTTGTCTTGATTCTTAGGGTTAGAAACACGAGCAACATATGCCATAAGTTGTTCAGCATCAGGAGTGACACTGATTAAATTAACATTCATAATTCGATCCATTCTCTTGGTTCTCTAGCTTCATTACATACAATAGGGAAACTCACAGACATTCTAACAGTATTAGAAGTTGCTAAATGTGGATAATATTTAGGAATCCAAATTGCATCTCCAGGTTTCATATCTACATCTAATAAAGGAGTGTCTGTTATAGACATATTATTTTTGATTGATGGTGGATTATCTATATCAATTATATCCCATACTTTAAAATTTGTCTCCCCCTCACATTGAACTATAACATTATGACTCTGATCATAATGAATCCCAAAAGGATGAATTAATGAGGTGTTACGACAAATATAAATGTGAGCATCTGCAGCTCCATTATACTCTTCTTCAAATCTTTTGGCAAGATCATTAACCTTTTTTGAACATCGAGACATATCCTTCAAATAACATATATTATTCTGAAATATATGTTTAACGATTAAAGGAGGAGCACAATTTTGATTTAGAGTCCAAAAACTATTTTCCCAGTGATATTCTTCTCCTTTAAATTTAGGTATTGCAATTCTATTACATGTCATTAATGGACGGATATTAATTAAAGTAACAAACTCTTTCCAACTAAGTAAGTTGGGATAATATCCTTTCTTAAACTTTGGTTGCATTAATCTGGATATCCATCATCATCTTCAAAAACTTCTTCATAATCTCCTACAGGTGCTGGTTGGTATGCTTCTACATCTGAGTAGATCTCAGACTCCAACTCTTCCACAACTTCTTTAAGAGCCATAATTAAAACTTTTAATTTTCCTCTATTCATGATTTTGTTTCTCATTATTTAGAGTGGGGGGTGGGAGGTTGGATTAATGTGTACCAACAAGTAAGGGGCATTGCTACATTAGTAGATTTTTACCTTACTGTCCGAGACCCGACTGGTATGTCGGTTCTGTCGTTTCCACGACAGCAGCACCACCTGTGTCTCGTCACCTTAACTAGCCTTATGCCAGCAAGTTTGATTCAGTCACTCCCGTGTTGGGTTCGTCAACTCAACAAATATATTATGGCATAAAAAAAGAGAGGTGTCAACACCTCTCTAAATCAGTCAAGTAAGTTGATGCTCAACTCTTAGATGCGAACTTGCGTTCTACCTTGATTCCACGATACATTAGATCATGGTTTCTGTGTTGAGCTGCTTCATTGAGTACCTTATTGTTGTACTCTGTGGAGTCATAAGAGACTCCTCTGTATGTGACTTGTGCCATTGGGTTTCTCCAAAGTAGTAGGGGTTTTAATCCGTTCCTTTAGTCAACTTTTACGTCCCCAGTCGAAGGGGGATGAACGATTTCGTTCCGAGTCGGCTTACTTGCGCCCTGAATGTATCAGGGTGAACGTTATGTGTTAATATTAACACAGGTATATTATATAGTCAAGTAGTTATGTAGTTTAAGATACAGTTTCATTATTGTCCCTTCTCCAGTACTTATCTTTAAGTTCTTTAACCTTTTGTTTATTCTCTAAAGTTGTATTAGATTTTTCTATTTGGTCGCAAATACGGAACAATGATGTTAGTGTCCGCCTCTTTTGAGGCTCTGTTTTTAACATGTTTCTATAAGATAATTTGATCTAACCTTTATTTATACGCGCAAGAAGACCCTACTACACAGTAATAGGGTCTTTCATGGTATAAAGTTCATAGAAACGATCAAATTACCTTATGAACGAAATTATTTATACCCCCTAAATACGAGGTTATTTTGTATAAACTGTCCACCCTGTTACAATATACTTCACCTGAGTTTTACTAGCAATCCCTCTATGAGGATGAGTAAAACCAGCAGGCCAAATTAAAAGATCACCACATCTAGGTTGAAATTTTTTATCTTGTGATGGAAACTCTGTTTCTCCACCATCAGTTACATTATTAAGATATATCATCCATGCTAATACACGATCCAAATCTCCTCCCATAGTTTCACAATGTAATGCTGAATAGCATTCATCAGGATTATATTTTTGAATTTTAATTGCATCACAAATTTTTGTTTGTGGAAGTTGATCTAAAAAAGGATACTCCTGTGCATATTTTTCAAAACCATTCACAAGATAATTAATAAAATCAGGTTCTCTATAAAATGGAACCTTAAATTTTTTCCATCCCATTTCTGTACTAGGAAGAGGAACAGGATGAATTTTAAAATCCCCATATAATTTGAATGCCATTTCTGTACATTTTTTTGCATCATGAATAATAAGATAATCACCAACTGTACCCTCTTGATGGTATTCATTTAATGATTCAAATAGATCAATAATATGTTGGCAACATACAGGATCTAAAAATCCTGGTAAATGTAAAATATGATCTTTATTCATTCTCGTAACATTTCATCCCTAATTCTTCTTGCCTGTTCATTATGTTCACACAATTTACTCATCCAAATCCTTTCCTCTAATCCAACTTCACCATCAGTTGAGATCATACGGCAACAAATATCTATTATGTTGTTCCGATAGTTAGTGCTTAACATAGTCCAATAATTTAGTCGGTAGAGAATTTTTAACATGTTCTATTGCTGCTGGTAGTATACCATATTCCATTCTTTGAATTGCTTTTGTTAATGATTCTACAGTATCTTCTGGTAAAATGGGAACCTTTCCTTGAAGAATTATTTCACCACCATCAAGTTCCTCATTCACATAATGAACAGTACATCCTGTTTCTTCCTCACCTGCTTCCATTGCTCTTTCTACTACATTCAATCCCTTATACTTGGGTAGTAATGATGGGTGAACATTAATGATAGGAGCAGGGAAAGCAGCAGGATTTTTAATCACTCTCATATATCCTGCAAGAACTATAAGATCAACTCTCCATACTCTAAAGAGATCTATCATCTTATCTTCATCTTTATGTGGAACTCTTACATGAGGGATTCCAAATTTTGCTGCTCTCTTAACAGCACCACATTGTTTAGTGTTGTGTATCATCAACACAACTTCATGCTTATTACATATAGGATTAGTAATTATGTTCTCGAAGTTGGTTCCGTTTCCAGAACACATAACACCTAGTCTCATTCTTGTAGTTCGTCTAATCTATATGGTGAATAATTAAGTTTCTCATGGTACTCTTTTAAGGCTTCCAACATAATCCCTTTCAACTCTGCCCTTTCTTTATCATTAAAGATAGGTAATGGAGTTGGATTAAATGGTGGATAGATTGGATTACCATCAGCATCATGAGGATATACATTATCAGTACATCCTTTTACTGCCTCACCACTCATCCCCTGAGTATCAATCTTTTCCATCTAACGGCCTCCCATTCTTATCAAGAAGATCCATCTTCTTTACAGCACCTAAGTTAGACTTCTCTGCTTTCTTTATCCTCTTATACTCTTCAATAATTTTATCCACCTCACTCTTAGGTATATTAACCTTGAGTTCTTCACCTTTAAATCCCTTACCTTCCTTCTCAATATAATCGTTGATCTTAAGTTGAAGATCTGCCTCTATGATCTGATTGATTTGGTCTCTAAGTTCATCACTCATTTTCTTTTCTTCCCCTTCTTAGGTGGAGTGGCTTTAAGACCCCAAAGATTTGGTCTTATTGTACCACATCCATAATCAATTTTCTGAACAACATCCTTTCCATACCTATCATAATACATATCAAAAACATTTGCCATCTTCTCTGAACGAGTTACATCTAAATGTTCTGTACCCTCTACCATATATGTGACGTTAAAAGCATCAGTAGGAAGACCCCTATCTTCTGCTTTTTCTAAAGTAGTTTTCTCTAGGATAATCTCACACCAGTAATCAGCAGGGTTAAATTTTACTTCTTCTTTCTTTTCTTCAGACACTTCCTGCTCACTCCTCTTTATTTTCTTACCACCAACATTAACGGTCATGATCTACCACCCCATGTGATATCTGGATATGCCTCTTTTACTTGATCATATGTTACTGCATAATCTTCATGCAATCTACCATCCTTTGCAAGCACTACAATCTTTGCTTCACTCGGATGAAGTCCTTCAAGCATCTGAATAAACATAGATTCTCTACGTAAATTATTCAAAGAATCATTACCACCCTTTACAAAATGGTAAAGATTTCTTTGCTCTCTACGAAGAGATGTGTGGTCTGTTCCTTGAGGACTATCATTTGGTGTAAAGGGAACATCACCTTCTGGGATCATAGAAACAACTGTCTCATCAAAATTCCATATGAGAATAGAAACTAGTGCTTCATTACGATACTCTTTGAGTGCTTCTACCTTTGCAATTTTAGATTTCTGACTAGAAACATAATCCAAAATCTCATTCACAAATGGATTAGGTGGTAGTGTAGGTTTCTTTGCAGCTCTCTTTCTTGTAGGTTTTGCTACAACTGTGCTACTCTTCCTCGGTTGTTTCTTCGGTGTTGATGTCATAATTGTTTTCAATTCTTAGGGCTAAAATTTCATCGGGAACTAGGTGTCCATTTTCATCAAACATCTCTGGATGCGTATAGATTACTTGGGGTGTTGTCTCGTAGGAATGTTGTCTTGCCATCCATCCTATCATACCTCCTACTAATAATGCAAGAAAGGACACTACCGTTGTAAGTGTCAGTGTTACTATGGTCTGTTCCATAATACTCCTCCAAGAGATCTACTTTTTTCTGATGTCTAAGTAAAAGTTAAAATGAAAAACGATTTCTCTATTCCAAAGAGCAATTAGTTTTCCAAACTTTACTTGAAATGTTTTTGGTGGGTCTGGTTTTCTCCTCCTATTTCGTAACAGTAGTTCCACTCCCCGATTCATTTCGGGTTTGTCTTTATTTAGAGTTCTTTTTTCTCCTGCCTGGTCTTCGGTCACGACTGTACCTCCATGCATCTTCTAGGATGCTGTACAAATAATTTCTTATCTTACGTGCTTTAGGTTTTGGTATATGACCATATGCCTCACGTAATTGTTTATGGTTGTTGTCAGCACCTCCTTTGATGTATTGTTCAAGTTCTAATACTTGATCTGATATTTCATGTGCAGTAGAACTTTCTATGAAAGCATCTACCTCATATTTTTTTGTCTTACGATACTGTAGAAACTGATAAAACTTAAGTTGCATCTTACCATCAAACGCAAGTTCGATAGCATGTTCAATCATGTCATATACAGTTTCAAAATCGTCAACGTTTTTCATTAGACTAATTTCTTCTCCTTAAGATACTGAACTGTTTCTACACATCCACCAAGATTGGTAGAGTCTATAACCACTTGAGGGAATGTAGTTCCCTCACCAAACTGACCATAGAATGATTGCTTATCAAAATGCTCATCTAATTTATAAACAACATGCTTTAACTGTGCCATCTCTAATACTTGCACTACCTTTGTGCAATATGGACATCCTTCTTTAGAATAAACAGTAAAATTCATACTGATGGTATAAAAATTTATTTAGTTTGAGCAACTACTGAAGCCCAATCAGCATCAAATAATTCTAATCCTTTGTCTGTAAGAACATGGTTATACATCTTCTCAAAAACATTCGGTGGCATCGTCACTACATGAGCACCAAGGGCAAAAGAAGTAGAGACTGCTTTCACTCCTCTGATAGAAGCAGATAAAATTTCAGTCTTTACCCAATGTTTTTGGAAAATTTCTGAAATATCTTTGATTACATCTAACCCATTAACTGAGTTGTCGTCAAGTCTCCCTACAAATGGTGAAACATATGTTGCTCCTGCCTTAGCAGCAAGTATTGCCTGTGCTGCATCAAAAATCAAAGTAACATTAACCTTTGTACCATCCTTTGCCAATTGATTACAAACATAAAGACCATCTGGTGTACAAGGAACCTTGATGGTAGCAACCTCTTGGAACTTAGCAGCAAGCCTACGACCCTCAGAGGTCATCTCATCCCGACTTCCTACTACTTCCATACTAATGTCTCTTACACCTGCTTCAGCAAGTTCTAGGTACACATCTTCAGGATCTCT